ATGTGAAGTTTTGAATTAGCACCTGTTCCAAATTGAATATAATCACCAGCTTTAAAAATCAATGTACTTGCTGTAGCATTTTCTATTCCAATAGAATATGCACCAACAGAAAATGTTCCATTAACATTTATTACAGAATCTAATCCACCACGAATAGTTTTAGCATCAGGGTCGCCCAATAAAAATGTTCCGAAATTTCCATGAAGTTGCATAAAAAATACTTGCCATGCTACAGCTTGTTCTCGCAACATTGGTGGTAATTCAACTGTTGTAGTCCAAACTGAACCACCAAAATCTGATGTTGTAGATTTATAATTGTATGGAGATACACTAACTGAAACTGCTCTTTGTATTCTCCATTCCGAAGTTTTAAAATTACTCGGAGAAGTTGGCATAGTTAATGGGTAAGTTGGCTCAGTCATTATGCACCAAATGTCCTAGCAAAAGCACCACCACGAGTTCTTGCCTCTGCTACTGCACTTACAGTTTCTTTTTTTATCTGAGGCATTAAGTTTTGAACCTCTGCTCTAACTGTGGGGACGATTCCTGTTGAAAAATTTAAATTTTGATTGATAGTAACTCCACCAGCACCCATTTTATCATTTGGAATAATTGTACCAGCAGATTTAGGCATAAATAATTCTGCTCCTTTTTCTCCTACCATATATGGCATACTCGGAGATACGAAACCACCACTTGCTCTAGGTACAGCATTTATTAATGATTTTACAGCACTATCTGAAAAGCCATATTGTTTACTGACAGGAACACTTGCCCCAGCAGTTGCTGGTGAACCTGTTCCAAAACTACCACCAAAAGCACCTGCTAAAGAACTAAGACCTACATTTAAAGCTGTATCTAGAAATGAACCACCACCACCACCACCGAATGATGCGAGTGATGCCATTTCAGATTTAGCATTCTGTAATGATTTGGTCAAACCTTCGATAATTGGTTTAATAATCAATACATGAGTTATTGTTGAAACTATTTGTGTGATAACACTTCTAAATATATCTTTCATTGCATCTCTAAAACTACCACCTGAAACGATTGCTGTAGCAAAAGCATCTGATATTGATTTACCAGCATCTTCAAATGATTTTTTGACTTCTATTAATATATCTTCTACTTTTTTCATAGTTTCAGCTAATGCCATAGCTTTCTTTTTATTCTCACTCATGACTTCAGAGCTTTCTCTAATAGCACCAGTTTTTAAATTATAAACACTCGTGACACCTTTAACTAAAGTTTCTTGGAATTTGAGTTGTCTAGCATTTTTATCTAAAGTATTATTATAATTGTCTAATGCTATATCAATGCCTAGCAATACTGCTACTGCAGTCACTAATTTGGCAACTAAAATAACGATACCACCAACACCAGTTGCGACTAAAGCAACTTTAAAAGCTATTAATGACTTAGTTGCTTTCTCGATTCCTTTTTTTATATTAAATAATGCAACTGCCATATTTACACCAAAAGTAGCGACCATTAAAGAAAATACAACTTTCAGAGTTGTGCCTAAAAAAGATAATGCAGTTGTGAAATTCTCTACTGCTGATGCTAATAGACTTCCAATATCACTTGCGAATGCTTTTATTTTGTGTTCGTTTTCTTCTAATGCTTTATTAAAGTCATTCATCTTATCTTTTAACTGTGCAAAGAAACCATCACCTACTGCTCTTTGAAAAATAAAAAACTTATCTCCAATCATTGATACTGTACCAGTCAATGTCTTAGCTAATTCATCTGTAGCATTACCAAATTTACCACCCTTGCCGAAAACTTTCGAGAATGCCTCGGCAGTTTCCTCAATACTTACAGTAGCACCCATTTGGAAACCAAGCATTTGTCGGACACCTTTCTCTCTGAACATATCGGCACTTGCGATACCACCAGCGAATGACCTCTGAATCTGTTCTGCTGTTGCTTGAAAAGATAATCCTGTAATTGAGGCGACATTACCAGTTATCTCCATGAGTTCAGCTAGATGGTCAGCATCATCTGATACTACAGCTAACGAGCCTGAACCTCTTTGTATTTCTGCTAGACTGAAAGGCACTTTAGATGCAAATTTAGCCATGTTGTCAAAGGCTTTAGCTCCTTCTTCTGCACTACCGAATAATGCTTTTAATCTTACATTCAGATTTTCTATTTGAACTGCAACATCTACGAAACCTTTAACAGCAATAACACCAATAGCACCAGCAACTACTGAACCAACCTTTAAAGCAGTCATTGCAAATTTATCTAATGATTTGTTGGCTCTATCGAAACCACTTGACATTTTTTTAGATGCACCAGCAACAGCAGTATTTGCTTTTGCCAATCCTCTTTGCAAGTCGCTGATGTCAGCTTGAACTTTAACAATTAACTTATCTAATTCTGTTGCCATATCTTAGTTTTCGTTCATTTCTATCAAATTTACTGGGTAATTACCTTGACAGATTAACACTAGAGTTAATAATCAGGGTACATTTCTTTCAATTCTTCTAGTTCTGACTTCTCCATAGGTTTGTCATTATTTCCATTATATTCTTTAAAACCATTGATTGCCATAGTGATTTCTTTAATTGACATATTCCAAAAGCACTCAGGAGATAAGTGCATCATACCAACACAGACTTCAAACCATCTTTCTACAGGGAGAACTTCACTTCCTTTTATGACTCGCTTTTTTTTTCATCTTCCTTTTCGCCAGTGTCTAAGGCTAATGTAAGTAAATCTCCAGCAGTTTTAATAGATTCTATAAGTCCTAAATCAGAAACTAATTTTTTTACATCTGAATCTTTTATATCATTTCCACCAGCACGAATGCTTAAAGTCATTATAGTTATAATTTCCATAAGACTTAACTCACCAGTAGATAATTTATTAGCTACTTTAAGTATAGAAGTTCCTAAAGCACTCTCAATCGCCATGATAGTATCAAGCGACATTTTCGCTTTATAACTTACATCATTTGGAAATTTTAGTGTCGTTTCTGCTTTTAATAGGTTTGTCATTGTTTTTATCCTCGATTGTTATTTTTAAAGTTTCTCCTCTTTCTCCTACATCTTCTATAGATTCAATTTTATAATCTTTTGAATCTATCGTAACATTAGTAGATTTAAGAAGTTTCAAGTCAAACATCATTTCTATTTCTATCATGTCGTTTGACTTATTAACTTGTGCATTAACTTTCTTACCATTTATAGTAATTTCTGTTTCTTGCCACATTACATTACTCCTAGACTGTTGCTATAGTTACTGCACCAGCAGATTCAAATGATAAAGAATATTGAGCTGAATCATTATATTCGCCTGAATATTCCATGCTTGTGACCTGAAATGCACCTGTGAAAGTATTATAATCAGGAACTAAGAATTGAAAATTTGAAAATGTTGAGGCACTAAAAGCAGTCAATACTGATTGATGTGTAGCACCATCATCAAATATTCCACTTCCTGAAATACTAAATGATTTAATACCAGCACCAGCTAATAATGTTCTTACTCTTGATGAGTCTTTATTTGTTATGTCTATTTGTTCAGAATTAATTGTGATAGATGTACTTCTTAAAGCACCAATGGTAGTAAAAGCCTCAGGACTTCCAGCATTACCTATCTTCATTAAAACTGCACTACCTTTTTGGACTGCCATTTTATTACTCCTATTTAGTTGTCATATACAGTAAAGTCTATATTCACTATACCATGTCTTGTGATACCATCAACCTCTGTCATTGTTGTTGCATTATTTACATAACTCATAACAGATGATGCCCCACTTACAGATATTGTAGCATTATTTACTAAGTTGTAAATTCTTTCCATAACCTCTTTGATTTGCTTTTGACCACGATATTGTGACCAAACTTCTATATTTATATTATATATATTGCCATCTAAGGTTTTAGTTCCGACATTAGTTATTGATTCAGTTCCAATAATTACATAAGGATATGCTGTATCTTGGGGTGCTGTAGAATCAAATATTTTATTATTTCCTACCAAACCATCTAATGTACTGTCGCCTGAAAGTAAACTAAAAATCGCAGTCTGTAAGTCAAAAGAGTGAAATCCCATTATCTAAGTCCTAAGTTCTTAGCGAACATCTTTCCAAATATCTTGGTATTTCTATATGCTTTACTTTGTTTACCCATAAAATATCTTTTAAATTTAGTTTCTAAATCTTCTCCATAATCTATATTTGTACTGACTAATCCTAAACCTTGTCTAATTCTTTTATATTGTATGCTACTTCTTAACATTCCTGTATCTACTCTTGGTGGATTTCCTACTGATGATGAGGTATGTTGAACACCATTTTCTTTTGTTCTAGTTTTACCTGTAGCTGGTGAAAGTGTCATTTCTAATGCTATTTGATTTCTAAAATAACTACCTGTAGCATCTACCCAACGATTCTGTCTAGTTGCAAATTGTTTGTTTACAAAATCAACTCTCTTACGAATATTCGATTTTACTTCTACTCTAATTCCCAAAAGCAACCCCCTCTGTAGCAGTAATCTCTTGATATCTTTCTTTACCCTCATCTACAATTTTTACATTAGTAATCTCAAATCCTTTAGAACGATAAAGAAGTCTATACTTGGTTGTTAGTGCTGAGTAATATCTTATTGTAAATTTAAAACTTCCTGTTCCTCTGATTTGGTCGCCAAATAAACCCTCTGAACCTGATAGATTTTCTACTTTACTCCATACTGTTGTAGCAGTAGACCATGTTGTTGCTTGACCACCACCTGAGTCTGTTCCACCACCCAGTGTTTGTAAAGCGACTCTATTTCTGAACTCGCCAAGATACATAATTAGCCAATGACTCCATATCTATATTTTGAATTTGTTTTATAAGGATTTGTTGATAATTGTTTTACTACATATGGCTCTAACAAAGAAGTTGCAGAGTATGGGGCTTTTATATTTTTTTCGTTATCTCCTCTATTCTCAAAAATATAACTCGCATAAATAAGACAAGCCATTTTAATTTGTTTTGGAATAGCAGTGTTATCTCCATAACCAGCAACATATTTAATTTCAAAACCATTGACTGGTCTTATCCCTGTTGGGTAAGTTGAACCTGTTTGCAAAGTAAATCTGCTTGGAACACTCGCATTATCTAATCTATAATTAGAAGTTGCCCATGTTGTTGCTGTATCATCATCTGAATAATATTTAACATGACTTATTGATGCGACAGGTGAGAAAGGTAATATTATTGGTCTTTTAGAATAAACCATATCAATGCCAGTATACATTCCTTCTTGTATTGGAACATTAGAATCTGATAAATCATCAATAAATAATTCGTATGTAGTTGTGCATAATGTTCTGTGGGTATATTCTTTTGCCCATGAATCTACAGTTAATCTTATGATTCCTAAAACTGTATCATCATCTGTAGAGTCTACTTTTAGGTATGCTTTTAATTCTGCTAAAGTTACTGCAAAGTCTGTTTGAGCTGTTTGTATTTTTAATCCAGCCATAATTACTCCTTATAGAAATATCCAATTACGATAGCAGTAATACCACCGAGCCATGCTAATAATGTAATTGCACCTCTACCTTTATTCATGACTGCCTCTACTTTCATTAGTCTATTATCCATCTTCAACATTT